ATGGATGACCTTTTTATTGACATATTTTTGATCTTTATTCTCATTCTCGTGAATGGTTATTTATCTGGAACAGAGATTGCGGTGGTAACGGCTCGGAAAAGCCATATCAAACAGTTGGCGGAAGCCGGAAAAAAGAATGCGAAAATATTTTTGAAACTCAAGGAAGAACCGGACCGATTTCTGGCCACCATCCAGATTGGCATTACGATTGTAGGAGTCCTCGCCTCGGCGATTGGAGGGGCAGCGGCAATCGAAGTTATTAAACCAATCCTACAAAAAGTCCCCATCAAGTAGGAATCGTCGTGGTCATTATTACGTATTTTTCTTTGATTTTCGGAGAATTGGTGCCGAAGTCGATCGCCTTGGCCCATCCTGAAGCCATAGGCCTGCGCACAGCAAGGTCGATAGATATTTTTTCAAAAGTTTCCAACATTTTTGTCAAAATCCTTACCTTCAGTACGGCCATTGTGCTCAGCCCTTCGGGGAGAAAACCTTTTACCGAACGGGCATACGTCACTGAGGAAGAGGTGAAGTTGCTGATCAAAGAAGGGGGAAAGCATGGCGTATTCGAGCCGACGGAAGAAAAAATCCTCCAAAGCATTTTTGAATTCACAGACATGTCAGTCAAAGAGGTCATGGTGCCAGCCACCGGGATGGTAGCAATTCAGATCGATCAGACCCCAAAAGATATCATGGCACTCATTGAAGTGGAGCAATTCTCGCGTTACCCGGTTTTTGGAAAAGGGCTGAATGATATTCGGGGGGTGCTTCATGCCAAAGAGTTCCTCACGAATCTTGCAAGAACGGGGGATGTCGATATCCGTAAAATGATTAAGGCCCCCTTTTCCATCCCCGAGACCATGAAAATCAGTCTCTTATTAAGAGAAATGCAAAGGAAGAGAAGCCATATGGCTTTGGCGGTAGATGAATATGGAGGAATTTCGGGTCTGGTGACCATCGAGGATCTATTAGAAGAAATCGTTGGAGAGATTCGCGATGAATATGATGTTGAAAATCCAGTAGTGAAACTTGCTGACGGGACCATGCAGATCGATGCCTCCGTCAGTCTGAGGGATCTAAGGGAAGACTTTAATCTGCAATTTCCGGAATCGCCGGAATATGAAACCCTTGGAGGATTCCTGATGACGGTATTGCAGAAGATTCCGCAAGTTGGCGAGACCGTAGTTATAGAAGAGAAGCGAATTAGTGTTGTGGAAATGATAGGGCAAAGGATTTCAAAAGTGAAGGTAGAAAAGCTTCCTCCCCCGCCCGAAAAGACCCCGCCTCCTAAATAAAAAATCTTTATGGATCAGCATTTTAAGATTTCTTTACTGTGTTTCAGACATTTGGACAAATATTCGCGTTATCTGCAATATCTCCATCTGTATCCTGATCATCGATAAGCTTTCGATATCGATAACATTTATTGAATCGGGCCACGCAATTTTACCCGTAATGATCAGTCAGTAAAGAAGCCCTTGGCTGAAGTGTAGGTGAAGTCGTCAGTCTATGAAAACCAGCCCTCATCAAGCTGGCTTTCGTTTTTATAGACGGGTTATGCGGCGGGTTTAGCAGCTTGCTGGTGTCCAGATTGCCGGTCAACGGTGTCCGCATGGTGTCAAAACGGGACTGCGTTTAAATCATTTGGCGGGCGATTGCGGCCCACAGATTGGACATAACCTATTAAAACATAAGCAATATCGAGGCCTTGTGGTTACCATCTGAACGCCCTGCAAAACCGCGATTCCCCGGTTCAAATCCGGGTGCCGCCTCCATCTCTTTTGACCTTGAGCGACCCTGACTTCTGAGCTTGCTCCCCTTCACTGCCCCAGGACAATAGCGGAAAGAATTCCCAGAATTATTTTTTTGTCGTGCGCCAGAATTTAGCCTGATTCGTCTTCCTCTTCAGAGGAGATCTCTCCAAGGTTGATTCTTTTCAGGAAGCGTTCGTTCTTTCGCCGAGTGCGGGCCAAATCTTTGAGCAGCTTTTTCATGGGGGGTTCCGGAAAGAGAGCGTCGAGGTCCTGTTTGGCCTCGGGGTAGAGCTTTTTCAATACGATGGGCTCCTCTGGCGGAAGCGTTTGATCAGGGGAAGAAATTTTTGCTTCTTCAGGTTTCTTGGTTGTCTCTCCATTCTCCGTTTCCATTGGACCTCCAGCTTTCACCAGCCTTCTTCAAAGTAAAATATCAAAGAAATTCCCTTTTTCCAAGGGGAAAAATTTGCCGCCAAAAATGCCTTGAAAAAAAATAGGGGAACAATATAATAAAAAAACACTGACCCATATGCCTGGGTGGCGGAATTGGTAGACGCAAGGGACTTAAAATCCCTTGGTGCTCAGCACCGTACCGGTTCGATTCCGGTCCCAGGCACCAAGGGCTTTGCTCAAGTGTAAGTTATCTCTTTCCTTCCGCTTATTGCTTCGTATGGCTTGTCAAACGGTTCTGGAAATTTTGTCAAACTTTCTGGAAAAATCTGTGGATAAGTCTGTGGATAAGTGAGAATGGAGAGAATAACGAGAGGCAAGATACACGTATCGGGTAGTGTTTTGTGGGGTCGATTTTAGATGAGAAAAGCGGCGGAAATCCAGATATTATCGGCCCGATCAAAACAACAGGGTTAAAAGGAAAAACCTTATCTCAAAACGACATTTTCGGCGCTTCTTATGGAATCCAAGAACTCCGGGAAATGTAAAATTAAAGGCGACCACCCTGTCGCCTGGTCTATCGACTCCTTTAATAACACGTATTCACTTTCTTCCAGGAGCAGCTCCTCCATGTCAGGAGTCACCCCTTTCAGTCTGGCGTAAAGCGCGGATGCCTGCGCAAGTTTTTCCAATCCTCGCAGATTGCCCGGATACAATTCCAACGCAACTTTCATAAATTCAATAGACCTCAATTCTATTTCTTGAACAGGCACGCCTTGGCGGTCAACCAAAACCTTCTTTTTATAGAGCTTGATTTTCTTCATTTGCATGCCTCCCATTTAGATTGAACCTTCGTCCCAACCCCTTGGTTCGGTGCAACCGTATTCATACTTTTCACTCCACCAACACATATGAGCAAATTTAAATCCAAATTCTCCCCTGTCAAACAACCAACCAACACCAATAAGCCACGGATGATCCTTACTATACCTAATAACAAGATTCATACGTGGAAGCCAAAACGGAATCGTCCGGCGGAGGAACCTCACCTGAGAGACGTAGATATTTGCGGTAAACATCCCATTCCAAAAGTTCTGCTCGACAGGCTTCCAGATTCTTAATTGGCCAATCCGCCACTTGCCCTCCCGTTTGAATCCCATCCTTAGATCGACGACGTATTTTGCCGATTCCACCTCCACCCTGAAGTATTCGCTAATTCTCCAGCCAAAGTTACGCAAATCATCGGAAGTGTGACCTATCCACTTATCCCACCAATTGGAAAGCCAACTCATTTCTTGACCTCCCCAGATTACCAACTACTATGCGCTACTCTTTGCCAAGCATTGGCAGCAATACATATATACAGATAGTTTGCATCCCAGCAATATTCTCCTGCATTTCCCGCAGCGCCTGCACTCGCAGGAGTACGAGCTGTGTCGAGCCGGAAGGTGTCGGCAGTCATGTGTAACTTGCCTGTACCGGAGATTATTGGGTTGCCCTGATTGATGCCGACGTTGCCAGCATTGGTTATCCTCATAAACTCCGTTATATTATTCAAATCATTCATGTTAGTAAATCTGCCAAAGAGGAGAAAGCCCAAACTATGAGCCAGCATATTAAATGAATTTGTTGGCATATCTATACTAAAACCTACAAAAACCCCATTTCCGCCTTCTGCTATTTTCCTACCATCATAGACCAAGAATCTAATATCTGATCCACCAATAAGAGACAAAGGAGCGTTTGGCGTCGTCGTCCCGATGCCCAACCTCAAATTGACACTATCCCAATAGAGTCCACTATTCGCCAACCCCGCTGCATCGCTGACGTGGTACGGAACGTACCCATCTGTCAGGCTAGTCAGCTTGATCGTGGCAAAGACGGGATTCTGCAACGGGCCATTGGCCCCCATGATCATGAGCGAATGCTGAACCTGCGAGATCGGCGTCGAGATACTTCCGTCTATATTCACCGTAGTATTGGGCGCGGAATACGATGAACCGGTGACGTTGTGGTAAGTCGTCCCACCGGCATGAACAATCTTAAGTCGGGTCCCTGTCGTGAACAAGGATGTTTTGTCGCCGGAGCAAGTAAAAGAAGTGGCGGACGCATAAGTGCAAGTGAAGGGCGTCTCGTTCCAACCCAACGCCCAATTGTCAATCTTGTCCGCCAAGTCAGCGATGACGACCGGCCAATCCGCCCGATCCCCCCCGTACAACTTGGGCAATTTCGCATTGGGGGTAAAATCTCTGTAAATTTCATAATAAAGGCCACTTCCCGACGCCCCGCCGTAGTTCGACGAAAGATGGAGTTGCGTGTTGCTATCCACCGAGGAGACGGTATACCAGACGGCGTCGCCCAGCCGTATGAACCTGTCTCCTACACTCACATTGGCCGAGAATGACGTCCCGTAGCCCGTAACTACGTTACTTCCATTCGTGACAGTCACTGTGCCCACATTATAGACACTCATTAATTTCCCCCAATCTGCCAATTCCTGCTAAAATCTTATGTGTAGCCCCGCAGAAAATCCATAAAAGACATTAGTAGCTGAAATTCCAATTGTAATCATCTGCCAGTAAGGACGATATTTCTGAGGTAAGATATAAGTTATACCAAGATGGGCAAGAGCCGTTGCCCCGAAGTATAAGTGAACTTTATCCCGACTCGGATGCTTGCCCAAGATGGGATTTACCTCTGAATATTTAGTTAGTTGGTCAGCAATATCTAAGGCCTGCCCCCAATCTATTAAATGAAAAGCAAGCCAAGTGCTTTCAAGCACAATATCTTGAGTTGACCAAGGTTCTGTGGCGGATGAACTCGAAGAAAAAAGCAAAAAAATTAGCAAAAAAAATATTCTCTTCATAGTAAATATCTAATCCTGCAAAACGATACACTCGGATGTGTCCAAATAGCTTGTGACAGCCGCATCAGCCACAATCTGATACATCATAAGAGATTGGTGATAGACACCAGTACTTGGCAAATTTGTGCTAAGTGTGCCCTTACTAACTCCATCAATAAAAAATTCGACATTGTTACCAGGTGTAAAGATTGCCTCCAAAAGTTGCCAATTGCCGGAAATAGACGTACCTAAATCTACTGTGCTCTGTGCCGAACCATTCGCACAGCTTCCATATATAGTCGATCCGTTAATGTAAAAGCCAAAATGCCCAGGTGTAGGGTTTGAATAAGTGCAATAACCCGAAATAACATAGGCCCTCTGACTTGCCACCGCATCCATCCTAATTTTTGTTTTGAATTTCCTATTACTTCCCCACGATGTTGTTCTAATCAAGCCGATTCGATGGAAACGCATAAAGGCAGCATCGTTCGTTGTTACTCCCTGCAATCGAACAAATGTGGTCTGATGTGTTACACTTCCAGTTCCAATTACACTAACTCCCCAACCATCAAGGGACTCAAAGAAAGAGTGGAAATAAATATTGCTATTTACATAAGCCTCAGCCCCGAGAAGTTGGCTACTTTTTCCGATTGAGAAAGCTGCGGCAGATTTGTCCCACTTCAGCCCCTTTCCACCAGAGTAATTTCCAATGATCACATCCCCAACATCAGTTCCTCCAACCAATACTTTTAAAACTTCAGCAGCAGCATCATCATAGATCACTAAGCCCGTATTGGCATTTGGAAACATCTCAGCGCGAGCACCAGAAGAGGCAGTTCTAATGTGCCTACCAGTCAAAATCCCTGCCACTATGTCATCAGCAGTCAGAGCGCCGCGAATATTCAGGGCGGCCCCAGTCCATTCGATATACTTGTCCGCAGCGCCATAGAACTTGAAGGTTCCGTCGCTTTTGATGTAGGCATTCCACGCTGATCCAGAATAGTACCCAAGATAATCGCTTCCAAGGTACAGACCCGCCCCACCAGCCACGGGAGCAGGAACCGCCGGATCAGCGCAACTAACCAAATATCCGGAGGAACTCAATCCCGCACTCACCCTCCCATCAGTCAGTTCAGTAGGTCTATTTGTAAGGTTGGTACTCCAATTTGCCCCAACAGTGGCATTGTTTTCGGGTTTCTGAGCACCTGAGACTTGCGTAGCAAAATCAGCAGCATTGAGTGTGGCCAAAGCTCCCTGACCGGAAATTGCAGCAGCAGTGTGAGTGGAGGTAACATCCGCGCCAGCTTCAATTCCGCTCAACTTTGTTCCCTCAGAAGTATTTATCTGACTCAACTGAGTCGGTTTATCAGAAAGATTTCCATAACCTAATCCACTCTGGATCACAATAGCGCCCTTGATAGTTAGAGTCACGCCATCCCAAGAAACAAGATTATTAGCATCACCCTTGAGCGTGAAAGTCGCGTCACTCTTGATGAAAACTTTCCATTCCGAACCCGAATAATATCCCAAACAATCAGCGCCCAAGAATAGCCCAGCTCCCCCCGGCGTCCCAATGTTTGATCCAGGAAGAACTTTGCTTTTGAGATAACCGTCAGCATGAAGGGCCGTTGCTACTCTACCGTCAGTCAATTCAGTGGGTCTGTTTGTCAGGTTGGTACTCCAATTTGCCCCAACAGTGGCATTGTTTTCTGGTTTTTGGGCACCCGAAACTTGAGTGGCGAAATCGGCACTACTTTGTGTAGCAAGAGCACCTTGACCTGCGATTGAAGCAGCTTGGTGAGTCCCAGTAACATCAGCACCCGATTCAATCCCACTTAATTTCATTCCCTCTGATGCGTTGATATTACTTAATTGGGTGGGTTTATCTGAGAGGTTGGCATATCCAGAACCAGCCGAAATGGTAATGCCAGTGGGAGAGATATTCACCTTCTGAACGCCGCCGCTATACGCGCGCAGGCCGTTCGTGTTAATTATCACAGCATTCTGGCTGTCTTCCACAGAGGCAATGCTTATTCCCCTGGCCAAATGAAGGACGCCAGCATCGATCTCATCAGCGATCACATAAGTCCACCATTTAAGTTCGTAAAGGGTGACCGCCGACTTGATATATAGGCGCAAATACCGGCCTTGGCGCATGTAAGGCCAAAGCGCTTTAACCAATCCAGATGCGCCAGTGGTCCAATAATTCGTTTGGGCATCAGCCTGGTTGGCTGCTTCTAAAAGCTTTCCGTTAGCGTCGAGGGTGTGGTCAGTCTCCCCTTTTAGATAGTTCCACGTCGAACCATTCTCCGAATAGGCCACATAACAATTCATCGATGCAGACGCCCAGATGAGAACTTGATTGAAAATGTGCGAAACCGGGAACTCATACTGAATCCAATCCTCGGTAACAGAACCATCATAAGCCACGCCACCAGAGGAAAGAACGGCATCATACAACACCTTCAAGGTGCTGATAGGATTTCCATCAGAATCAGTAGGAACAATTTGGAAAGCGCTCCCAGTCAGATCGATCTGCCTAATCGCCTCGGCAGAGGAACTGGCGTTGGCCGCCGTGGATGAGGATTGGAAGAAATTATCTCTTTCCTTGACTTCAATCTGGATTCCTGCAGAAATACCATAAGAATCAATTTCAGGTTGGGTCAGGTTGCGCTGATAGGAGTTTTCTGCGATGGCTTTCCAGGAGGACCAGTTGGCCGCGCCTACCTTGGTCCGGATGAGCCAATCCCGATGATCAGGTTGAAGGGATTTTTCCCAGGCAAAAACCACTGAACGGAAACCGCCGACAGCCGTCAAGTTAACTGGCGTTGGAGGAAGAGCATTGGACACGCTCAGGCTGGCTGTGTCAGATTCCATCCCCTTTGAGATGGCCGAAACTTTAATCGTGAAAGAAGGGTGTGGTTTCCCATTATCCTGAGCATTTTTGGCCAGGGTATAATTGTAGGATTTGTCTTTGGTTACCTCTTTGCGCTTGACCTCCCCATCTATTAGAATCTGCACCCGGAAATGAGAGAAATAGTCGATATCTTTTTGGATATCTGACCAGGTCCAAGTAAATTGGGCGTCATTGCCCAGAAAAATCTGTTCATTGCCCTGATCTTTGAGCTGGAGATTTCGCACTGCCGGAGGCCTAAAAGCCGGACCGATAAGCGTAATAATCGCGCTGGGCGGTGTCTTGCAAGGTATTCCCCGGGAATTGTAGGAAACTACGCGGATCGTATATTGTTGACCGCTTAAGATTCCGGTGAGTAGGATCGGCGAATTGTCCCGGACGTTTTTCTCGGTGTAAAAATGCATCCCATCGATGGATATCTGGATGGCTGCGAAATCGAAATTCAGGCGCGGAGAGGGGATATTAAAAGAGATGATAATTCCCAATTGATCGGCTGCCTCAGAAAGAGCCAAGTCAGTCACGGCAGGCGGCGGTGCCATAGGACTGGGTATCATCGAATAAAACGGCGTGCTTACGACAACGCCAGTCTCATCGTAAATTGATTCGTCATATTCATAGGCCGCCACCTGAAAATCCAGGGATGGCAGCCGGGAAATCGTGCTTATCCGGTATGATTTTTTTTCGGCATTGATGATGCCGAAGGAATAAGGAGTCTTTTCGGGCGGGATGGTCGTAAAGCCCGTGCCTTCCATGTAGATTATCTTGCCTGTCCAGGGATAATTGCCTCCCGTAGTGGTAGCCTCATCCACATTTTTGGTCTGCAGAACATCATCAGCCAGACGCAAAAATACGCAATAGGAGGACCCTGATTCGATGGTCACATCCCGATCAAGGACTATGCGGGTTTGAGTCTGTGCCGCGGAGGCCAACCGGCCGCTGATTCCCAGCCCGGGCGCATCATGGGCAAAATCGATGCGATCCGCGGGTTGGCTACGTAGGGCATCTATCATCGCGCCCAGGTTGATCTGGTGCATGAGTGGCCTGGCGGATTTTAAAAGGTATTTCCCAATTCTCGCTGCCTGGCATGGGCGGGTTGTTCCGATAAGAGAAATTCGCTTGACTTCTTCTTTTTCCTCGTTATCTGACATCCGAACTTGCAAAAAATCTCTCTCGTAATTCTTGTCTTTATTGCAAAATTGGATTTCGAGCACATTCGGCAGCCGGGAGATGCTCAGGAATCGCTCGCAATATGAATCTTTAATTATATTGCCCATCGTAAAAGGTTGAGTCGAAGTCTCAGGTTTATCGATTTTGATTTGAATCGCGTCTCCGGAAATGATTGGGATGCCGCGAAAATTCAGGCAGATCTGGGATATGATATCGAGGGCCTCATTGAGCGAATCCAGGACAATATCCAGGCAGAATCTTTTCTCGCCGTCCACCAAGACGTCGCAGTAGGCGGCCTCTGAAGTCCAAAGGGAAATATCTATATCGGAAGAATCGATCAATCCACCCAGACCATAATTATCATTTGTAAAAAGATCATATAGGCAATCGAAAGGATTATTCGACCAGGCCACATCCTGAGTTTGCAGGCGGTAGATTTTAAGGCCCCGGACGATGCAAGAAACTCGCGGCAGAGATCCCGAGAGCTCCCCAGTCATTAAAGCGCGAATGGCGAGCAGAGCTGTCCCGGGATAGGATAGATTAACATCCTGTATCTCGTCGATGCCCATCAGATATATGTCACTGGCCACAGTGAATTCCGTCTGATCCGGTGAAAGGCGAGTGACGCGGATGTCGTAAGTATTCGGGGAAAGGTAAGATGAGCCCGGAATCCGGAAAAGGCGCTTCATCGTGGATCTCGATTTTCCCTGGATGGTGAAATCCTGGGAATGCCATTCCCCGGAAGGGCTCACGCGATATTCGATGCGCAGATCCACCGAGTTATAGATGATGGACCCATCAGATCGTTGCCGGTAGAATTGAGGGCTCTGTAAATGAACGACAACCGCGCTAATGTTGTTTCCATCCGTGGTGATTATCTGCGGCGTGTTTTGAGTTAGCTTTATCCCACTGCCGCCCGCTGATTTGAAATTATGAATTTCCCTGAATCCTGGAATAGGATCTTGATTGTTCGTTCCCGGCCGGGTCCAGATCTCGGGTTGTTTGGCAAAGTTGGCGATGGGTCTGTCATTTATCTCAATCCCCGAAATGCCATCGATCTCGCCCTCACAGATGCCATAGAGGAGATACAAATGCTGCGTATCTTCCGCATCATGAATGTCTGACTTGGCCTTGACTTTAAGTTCGGACCACCAGGTATCTCCTTGGCTGCCCGCCTGGGAAACATTCGTAACCCGGACTTTCCATTGCTGTTCCGCGAGCTCCTGAATCTGGATCGTATCCTGATAATAATGGGCATAGGCGCCAGGTACCCAAAATATCTCGCGCCAGATGGCCCAATTTTCCGTGCCGACCTGGGCATATTCGATTTTGAAAGCACACCCGGCCTGCATCGTATATTCGCCTTCGGATCCCACCCAAGGCTGAGGATTCCTAAGTCTAAATTGGATTCCGATCCCCGTTTTGGTGACAGCAAAAACATTGATCCATCCCTGGGCAGATTGCGAGGAGGCTGTGTCATCTTGGAAGACATAGTTCCAGATTATATTAAGATCCTGCGTCAAAAAGGCATTGATCAGATGAGGGGTGACCTTATGCGTGCCATAGATAATGGGCACCGGCAGGCCGGGATCCGTGGGATTGACCTGCATCTCGGCAGAATATGTTGGGGAGCCGGCCGCAAGATCCTGGCCGACAAGACCAAAGCTAGGAGTAGAAGGATCAGGAGTAAGCAAGCTGAGGCCTGCGCTCAATGTGCCGCTTATGGCTACCATCGTCCCAAATGTTCTCATACCGGCGACCGTGACCCCCAGGTACGGCGCCAGATATGGGGCAGCCACGACTAAAGCGATGCCCGCTACTGCCATTATTACGCCACCGAGTCCCTGTCGGCCGATATCCGGAGAGATCACGACGACATCCCCGTCTTTCAGGTCGACCTCAATCCACCGGGCCGGTTCTATAATTTCTCCATTTACTTCGATGGTTAATCTCCTGGTCAGAAAATCAGGACAATCCAGACGATGACCTTCCCCAAATTCCGTCAGTCCAGCCAAAAGCGATCTTGGGGCCAGAGATCCGGAAATGTAAAATCCCTCCAGAGAAACAGGAAAATATTTCAAGTCGATCATCGTCTTTCTCTCAGCCGAAAAAATCCATATACCCGACGGCGCCATCGATTCATTCTTTCTAGTGCGGTGCCGGCTCCTTCGGAGCAATGGATGAACATCTCTTCTCCATTGACCATGCCGAGATAGATTCCGGCATGACTCACGGTCTGACGCAGGTAAAACAAGATCACATCATGAATCTTGGGCGACGATACTTTTTCCCACCATTCATGATATTTCTCTAAGATAATGTTTTCTCCTTCTTTAGCCCAATCCTCAGCGTACCGATAATCCGGCAATTCATGACCGAGATCTCGGTACCAGGCAGTGATCAACCTATAGCAATCCCAGGCAGGGAAATCATATGGTCGCCCGCGATATTTCTCGATGAGATCTTCTGTTCTCAAGATCCTATCCATATCTGCCGCAAGGCTGCGCCCGTGCCGGGAAAGCCGCCAAATCTGATCCGGTTATTTAATTCCAGGCATCGCTGAATGGTGTGGTTGCAGGCCGTTTGACCACCTGAATATCCGCACCTGCTGGATTTGAATTTCCACTGGCAGGTAAGACGCAGGAAACGCCTCCGGGGCAACTTAATTCCCTGCAGATTTAATTTACTAACTAATTTAAAACTGGCATTCTGGTCGTCCAAATCGCATTCATTTATCCATAAAATGCTGTCCTGATAGGCGTCCGGGTCGTTTAGAAGATTTTCCCAGACGATCCGCTCGACCATCCGACATCCCCGCAAACCATCCTTTTGCTGCAAGTACCAAATAATCGATTGATCGACCGAGGAGATGGAAATCTTCATGCTTTCCGGCTGCCCCAGGGCATTTTCTTTTCTTTCCTCGACGATTATCGGTGCCCGGTAATACGTCTGACCGCCGCTGGTGGGATAGACTACATTCTGCGGATAGGCTGCATAGCGAAGGATCTCGGCACCCAATGGGCCTCCATCTATGATAAAAAGCCTGATAGGTTTATTCTCAAGTTTATTTTTTTCGGTGATAACGCTTTGAGGAGTTGGACGCATTTAGATCTCCTGTATGATTTCCAGTCCCGTGGTATAGAGTTGGTAGACGAATTGCTCCTTGCTCATACCATCCTGAGCAAAGCTGGCCGTATAATTTTGCCCATCATTAGGATTGTTGAATGTAAAAGACTCAAAGGCTCCTCTGCGAGCCACGTAGAAATTCCAGAGAATATTTATTTTGGCCGGAATCAGATGATTATATTGGAGGTTCCAGATTCTTCGGGATATGTTTCCCCAGGCGGATCTCTTCTGCCGGTAAGGCAATTCAGCTTCGGAAACTAAAGTTTTAAATTCGATCTGTTCTTTGACGGGATAAATGGGGATAGGATCGGCCGGAAAATTAGCCATTTACCACCCCCATTTTTTGGTTCGGCGGGTGATGCCATTTTCTTCGTAATCCTCTTTATAAACGCCAATGATCAGGTCGCGGTTGGCATAGAGGAACTGCCGGAAACTCTGCACATCATTGGTCCGGATATAAAAATTATTGATGATCGGAGCTCCGCTTCCGACTTTTCCTTCGTTGATTTGCTCGAGTGCTTTCATACCTTTTCTCGATACGACGCCTTCTCCGGTCTGCAAAATGGCCGGGAATTCATCTTCCCTCAGGCCGAAATGTAGACGGGGAACAAGGCGCCATCCTGCTTGGCCTGGCACTCCTCCAGAATGGACCAATACAGTAGCTGGCGTGGTGGCACTTAATCCCGAGATCCAGCCCATTAATCCACCCATCACCATGCCCTTTGTATAGCCCGTAATCGATCCGAAAATCATCCAATTGGTGATCATTTGCGAAATTGCCCGGTAAAAAGAATTGACCAGATTTGTGCAGAACGATCGGAAGACCTCGCCTACATCCTGTAGCCCTTGCTTAAAAAGGTCGAAAAAACCGCTCTGGAGTGCAATGGAAAGATTCTCCGCAACCCCAACCCATGTCTGATAAGTCCTGCTGGCCTCATCTTCGATCTGCTTTATCCTGAGCTCTCGAAGTCGCATCAAATCCTCTTCTGCCATGCCAGTTTTGCGTAGATTTATGATCTCCTCCTCCAACATTTTCTTCCGCAGATCGGCCCAATTTTGACCATATTTGCCGGTCTTCTCAAAAAGTTCTTTGTAGGCGGAGGCCATTATTTCAATATCCTGTTTGGCTTTTGCCCAACCAGATTCAACCAGCTCCTGGGCGGCCAATGCGACCTCGCCCCATTCATTCGCTTCTCGCGTAACCTGCTCTATTGCGTCTCTTACTTGCTCTACGATATCCTTTTCCTTGGCCCAGCCAGTCTCCATCAATTCTTGTCTGGCAACTGTAACTTCACCGACTTCATTGGCTTCTCTGGTAACGCGCTCCAGCGCCTCTCTCACTTGTTCTATTATATCTTTTTCTTTGCCCCAGCCCAATTCGGCAAGTTCCTGCGCGGCTACGACAACCTCACCCCATTCATTGGCTTTTTGCGTAGCCGCCTCCAATGCTTTCGTCACCTGCTCTGTTATATCATGTGGTACTTCCCTAAGCAGTTTGGCTGCCGAGACCATTGGACCGGTCGCTGGTGGTGAGGGTGCTTGTCTCAATGCCTCTTCTGGTTGTTCGGCTTCTTCGGGCATGGCAAATCCGTACAATTGCTCCTGGTATTCCTTTCTTAATCCACGCCATTTTCTGAGGTTTTCTTCAGATGGGGCGATGGCTTTCATCCCTGCGGCAACGACTTTAAGAAATTTGTCTGCAAATGGTGTAAAGGATTTGTAGATCTCCTCCCAGGCACCTTTGATGTCAGCTTTAGACCGCTGGATCGATTCCGAATATGATTCATGGCCCGATGTAAGCCCTTTTGTTCTTTGCGTCAATTTATCTATAACCAGGTCCACGCCCATCATAATTCGGCCATGTTCGGTCAGCTGCTCTTTCGTCCCTCCCAGCTTAGCGGCATAATTGTCGAGCTCTCGGTCCAGATCGACAAATCCCACATATTGTTTCGCAACTATCATATTGCCCGTGGTCAAGGCCGTTCCGATCCTTTCCCAGGCCTCCTGAATTGTATCGCCAACAGCCGGCGCCTGTTTTTGTAGAAGAGTCATGAGTTGCTCTAATTTTTGAGGAGTGATTCCTTCCTGCATCAACCGGCCAGCTCGTTGCATTATGTCGCTTGCGTGCATCGCTCCCCTGGACGCCCGCTGCAGGCTCCTGACAACTTCATCGGCGGAATAACCGGCGGTTTCGGCGATGGATTTGAACGCCTGTTCTGTGCGCATTACGGCCGCGCCCATCTCACCCCATTCCACCTTTATCAAGAAGGCAGCCTTGATCTTATTAAAAATCTCCAGGGCCTGGTTGATGCCAATAGTCAGCATGGCCCAGTTCTTTTTTAGGTCAGAAAGCACTCCGCCCAATCCGGCCATCTCTTTGCCGGTAGTTCTGGCCCGATCGGAGATCCCTTTTAAATTATTGGCCAGGTCGGTAAGAGCGGCTTTGGCCTTATCGATCGCCTCGATCGTTATCTGGACTTTTTCTTCAGGCATGAACGATATGTCCTATAAGTCGTATGAAACTTATTCTCTTGTTTTTTTCTCGCATGTCTTACACGCCCACTCGAGATATTCGCCGAATTGGACCCGGCATTTTTCCTTTTCTCCGGACCTGCATTCGTTCTCTGCGTGCACTCCCATAAATGCCAGCACAGCTTCCCGGAAAATTACATCACGTTCTCGGTGTTTAAAATAGGGCTCGCATTCTCTGAAGGTGTATCCCCAGAGGATTTCGTCTCGTCGTGTGATATCTCCTCCGCAGAGGATAACGCAGAGCTCTTCAATCCAATGACTAGCCGTTTGACCGTCTGGCTCATCTGAGCCAATTTCTCTAAGATGGAGGGCAAATTGTTCAGACCGAAAAAATTTTCCACTACCTCCAGAGTGGTCGAAAGATCGCATTTTCCGGCCATGAAATCCGTCAAAGAATCCAGATCCTTTTCCTTTAGTTTTTGTCCTGGCTCGCATAGGATGATGGCCATTGCTCGAGGTAGACGATCCTGCAAGAGGGCAATGATGCCAGGGATCGTAATATGGGAAGGGATTTGCAATCCTGCCAGCAAGTCAATGATCTGCATCAATTGCCCCAGGACAAGGGGCTTTTGAATAAAGGTCTTCTCGCCAATTTGATATTCCTTCATTTCTCGCCTTTCTGCTTTCCTGATTCCCTGATCTCCTGATGTCCTGATCCCCTGATCTCCTGATTTCCCGATTATCCTGCATACGCCGCGACTTTATTCGCCACCTCAGCCCTCACAGAGCCATAAGTATCATCCTGCAATACGGTCAAATCTCCGGCCTCGGCCAGGATTTTCCCGCCCACTGAGAGAGGAGCTTTGAGCACATTGCAGCGCGGGAAGACGATCTCCACGTAATAATTTTTCCCGGTTTCAAATTCGGCGCCCGTGGCCTTCATGTAGACCCCGAAATACTCATTGTCCAGAATCCTTTGCTGCATGATGAAATCCCGCGCCTGGCGGTTTAATCTTATCGTCTGGATTCGTCCCTGGCGCAACGCGAAATTGGCATACGCCCCTGTACCACCGGGCCGGAAGTCCACCAGCATCTGATTATTGAGCGCGTATTCGATGGAATCGATCTCGGCTGCCATCGTATGGCCGCCCAAAAATGTTGACCCATTCCATTTCCCGCCAACTTTCAGGACCAGATCCGTTACGCGCAAAGGCGGTTCAGAAACTCTCGAGGGGAAAGACATCCATCCCGATTCTATGGGCACATAAAGGATGCGGTAAGTAACTTGATCCAAAGATCCCCCAGGGGCTTCAATCGTCAGAACCGCAGGAGTAGCCCCAGAAACCGCAGTCACAACAACATCCTTCCACTCACTTGTCGTGGGCACCTGGACCCGGACCAGATGGACATTATCGAGCCGCTCTGCCGCAGTCGATCCCTGAACTCCATTCGCAGCCAGGGTGAGCTGCGTGGCGTTATAGGCGGCGGTTACATTCTCCTGATACATATTGTCTGTTTTTTTGCCAGTCCCTTTTAGGACCAGAACCAACTTGGCCCATGAGTCCTTGGCGAAGGTCACGGTGAGCGTGTCGATATGCATAGAGGCAAACCGCCTTTTGAAAATGGTCAATCCCAATCGCATAGCCGCGGTAAAAGAAGGGATCGACATGTTTGACGTTGGCGTGATTACGTGCTTGTATCCAGTCCCCCAGGCTGAGGATGCATCGATTCCTAGACCAAAGGCCAAGCCAAACCCGAAATGTTGTGCCTGGGTTTTGTTGAAATTCATAGTCCCGCCAGCCAGGGCGCCTAAGTCGTAGACCGTGTCAGGTTCCTCTTTCCCGGTCAGCTCATCGCGGTTATCCTCCCGGCGTGGATCGAGAAGAAGAATATCTCCCTTATCCACCAGCATGGAGGTATCCAGCGTCTGCTCCGTATTGATGGCGGTCTCTTTGAGGTTCGCCGAGACGGCCAGCAAGTTATAATCGGCCAGATAATTTTTCATGATTTATCCTCCTTCTTGCCTTTCTCTCGCTTCTCGGCCTCTTCGGGATCCTTTTCGAAGCGGCGGATCTCTTCTGGCGGCACCTCCGCATAAAGTTCGCCCGCGCGAAAAGTCCGCCCGGCGAATTTACCATCAACCACCGTGAAATCCGGCACGTTTGGTTTTAAGCGATACATTTTGCCCTCCTCGTAGAGTCGAGTCTCCGACTTAATCGAGCGAAAAAAGTGTTTTGAAGGTAACCCCATAAATTGCCAGGCGATTGGTAACGGCAATCGGATCGATCGAGATCGGATGCAGCGGCTCGATATTAAATCCCAGATTATTATTTGTAAGAAGACCCTTAAGCAACTCCAAAATCTCATATACCCCATGCGCGGCCGCGGCTCTGGACCTAAGATTTTGGGCCGCCACCAGTATGATAAATCTCATTTCATCGTCGAAAGATCGATTAGCGGATTCGGTAAAAATCGATCCGCCAAAAACCGCCCAGACTGCGGGGAGAAGCGCAGTCATCTGTTCAATTTGATCCACCAAGTCCGCCGCCTCGCCACTAAAAGAATCGATAGTCTTGCAAGCCGCCGAAAGGCCAGCATCCGCCTTCATGACGGCCACTAATTTATCTTCGACCTGAATGATGGTGTAAGCCATCTCAATAATTATCCAGCGACCCGCTACTGCCGTCGCTCTTTTTGCCAGATGAAAATATTCGGTCTTCCGGCGAGGTACTGAACTTGATCTGATCGGTCTCCCCGGGGGGTTCCGTGGCTTCGCCAATCGATACCTTGCCATCAGCGATTCCATCCAATAGCCGGTCTGCGTCCCTAAATCGATCTTTTTGCGTCTCAGGTATTTCCCCTAACCGGCGAGAGAATAAATTGTAGATCGATATATCTTCCGAGATCTCTACAACGATGCCTGGGATCGGGGGAGAAAAAGGAACGGAATAAACCTTGCCTAGCTTGGCATCGATTCGCTTGTCCGCCTGGGCGATCGCCTCGCTGACCTTCGCCTCATCGATGATGGCCCCATTCACGTCATCCGTGAGCTGGGCGATCGTCGCCTCGGGTATTTTTTTCTTGATACCGGTGAGGTTACAGTAGGCCAATTACGTTTGCTCCAAAGTAAAAGTGTACTGAATGGAATCGCCGTTATTGACCCCAATGGAAAGACCATCGGCGGCCACGAGGAGATCTCCGCCGGTGATCAACGTAAGGACCCCGGCATTTGTGATCGTTTTTGTTCCCGTATACGTCTGCGTCGCCTGCCATTGATTTTTATCGCTGGCTGGCTGGCTTTTGCTCGCCAACACCCTGGCTTCGCTGACCTCGATGAAGAGCGCATTAGAAGCTTTCGAGAAAGATCCGGCGCCGGTCCCGGCCCCGATATAGTGATTGCCAGGAGTCAATGTTCCATCGATCCAGTCCTCCACGTATTCTTCGCCCTTTTGGGTATAAACGTTCGCCATTGATTATCCCTTCTGCCAATTGTCGAGGATCCCGGCCAAAACCTCTCGCGGGTTGAGCTCTTCGGCCTTGGTCTCGCCAAAAATTTTTTTAAATTCCTTTTTGGTCACCTCGAAGGCAAATAAAAAATCCTCATCAGCTTTCGATCCGACCTGGTCGCCATCCTCATCGAACAATTTCCTTTCCACCGGGTAAGTTCCAATTCTCATTTTCATCAGATCACCCTCCTAAAACCTTTTTCGTCCTTAATATATTTTTCCCGCGACCCATCCGCCCTGGTTACGTCCATCTGCAATATTAATTTCTTCTGCGATACAGCCGCCAAAGCGATCCTACGATCTTTTCGAAAAAATTTTTTCAACCATTCGCTAATTCCCATCTTAAAATCCTTTCTGCCGGACCCTAATCAGAAAATCGGACTCCGGCTTTTGATCTGGTTGTGTAGCCAGCGTCCAGGTTGTCTTAAGCCGCCCAAAATAATCAGACCCATCAGTACCGTTGATTATGGTAGCATAGACATAATTCAGGGTCACATCCAGGCTAATCCCCCCCGAAAGCATCGTTTCTGTGACGTCCTGCCCCGATGAATTAAATATCTTTAGGTCTGCGCTGCTTAACACGTATCCCGATTTGACCAGTGAATCATAAATGTTTTGCAGTTCCAGCCGAATAGTCAGTTGCTCGCTGGGTTGCTTATCAAAAGATTTGTCAAAATCGAGGATCATAGCTCTGGCCTGCCCAAAAGGTGGAGAAATTTCCGCGCGGATTTGATTGCCAGTTCCGCAGCTCGTGAAATGAAATTCAAACCTCTGGCCTGTGCCCTAATTGATAGGTCCTTGATATTGGCGTGGAATATCAGGATTCTCGGCAAGGCAATGGCCGAGGCGGACAGAAAGATCTTTTTACTGAATCCTATAGAGCCAATGGCGGTTGTCGGAAAATTCAAAGCGCAGGCTTTGATTAAGGAGAGAATTCCACTCGCCTGCATCGATCGAATTATTTGGATTTGTTTTGTCAGGCTTGCGACTCCTTGGGAGGAGCCGGACCGAATTATCGTGATCACCTTAGTCAACCCGGCCACCGCGGTTGCAGTTACGGCGATCGTGCAAAGAAAAACCTTTGCCGTCGAAACCGTGACTATCCCCTGGGCAGTGATGGCCAGCGGGGATTTTGTAATCGACTTAATCAAATTAGGAACGGCCGCGGCGGTAAATTCTCTAAAAAGATTTATTGATTTTCTCATCACCATGACGCCGATCGCTTGAATCGATCGCATGACATAAATCGTCTTGGATACAGCCACCAGCCCCGAAGCTAATATCGCGCGATTGAGCCCGATGGTTTTAATCAAATTTACTGTCCCGGTCGCCACAATGGCGGCCGAAAATAAGAAATTTTTAATGATCGACGATCCCGCGATCCCTTGTGCGACGGCGGTGAACACGGCTTTATAGATGGTCCTTATCGATGTTACTACACCGGTGGCCGTTATCTCTATTTTCAATCCCATCAATCTATTGCTGCCCGGGACAGGCGTGGCCTGCGTCGATCGGACGATAGCGATCGCCTTCAATAAATCGACTATGACCGAGGCGGTACCTGCCCGAACGGCATTAATTATTTTGGTCATCCCGGCGGATACCACCGCCACCGCGGCTGATGAGACTTGATAAATTTTTGTCGTCGATAGGCCGGCGATTCCTTGAGCCACTGCGCCAAAGGAGGATTCTATGATATTTTTAATGAGGGTGGCCACGCCAATGGCGGTCATCGTCTTTAATGTCGCAATCGATCTAATGACCGTCGTTGTGCCGACAGCCTGTAAGGCAAATATTTTGCTGGCCTGCAGGACAATCAGGGCCACTCCAACGGCGACCGCATCCGCATTGACGTAAAAGGTCTGCCCGCCAGAGACGAATCGTGTGTTGAAAAGTTGAGAGGGCCTCACTAAATCAACCTCGACGTATTATCGGCAAGACTGTCTCGCAAACCAAAATCTCGGGCGTCATCCGGCCAAGTTGGGTAACGCCGGATTTGCGTTGACGTATAAGCACTTAATCCAGATGGGCGGAATCGAAAGCGATCGTCAAAGCCGCCATTTCCGCCGACAATGCCGGATGGGAAGTAAGTAAAATAAGCAGCTTGAGTAATCATTCATCCACCACAAAATATGAATCGACTACGCCATTGGTTGCCAAATTCTGAAGGACAAATTGAGAACTAATCGCGATGATAATGCCCCTTGGAAACGTCCAAATCACGCCTGTGCCAATGGTCGCAGGAAGCCCAATCCGCCGCAAATCGTAAGTCGGACTTGTCGGAGAGGTAGTCCAGGCAAGGGCGCTGTTGATTGTCGCGGCCGGAGATGCAGGATCTTCCGCCTGGAGCAAAACGGGAGAGGTCGGCGTTGAACCTGCCGTCGCCGGACGGCCCAGCGAATAAGTGCTGGCCGTCGCCGCACCCATGAAAACTCCAGCCTCCAAGATCGCACCGCGACCCGTTGCTGCGGTATATATCGTATGCGCAGCTTGTCCGCTCGTTACATTTGTTGTCCGCCGGGCGATTGAATAAATGGCCGCAAATCCCGGAATAGGGAAAAGTTTTCTGCCAAGAAATGGAATCATGCGCAAAAGGTCATAAAAACAAAATGACGTCGGGTAACGCTCTCTTTCCTGCCGTCGCTTTTCAAAAGCGATTTGCTTTTTGGTCATTGATCTAAAATTCATAGTTTCTTCCCCAAATCGATTAATGGATTCTCTACGATCTGGACCGTCCCGAGTTCATCCTCTGAAAGAAAATATTTATCGGGAATTAAACTTGCGCCATCAAGTTGGCATACTCGTTTGAAAACCTCCTGCTGGTATTCGACCGGCAAGGAATCAATGAGCGCCACGATCCAGGCCTCAAAGGGTGCGGTTATCGTGGCGCCATTCCTGGTATGTATAACCAACTTCGGCATTATTATGCCTGCAAGATTCCCCCTACCCTCTGGCAGGGGAAAGGGGGAATCTATTTCTCTTGGCAATCGATATCGCTATCAGGTTGCGATCGTATCTTTCCACATAAAGCCGAGATCGGCTCCACAGGCTACAATATCTGTTTCCTCGGCGACCTCGAATACGTCTTGATGCTCTGCGGACTCACGCCAACGGCTGGTTCGCCGTACGAGCCCCATCTCGTAGCGCAGGCGGACTTGCACCCCAGCCATCGGGACCTTCAGGCCAAGAGATGGCGGCCGGTAGGCAAGAAAAGCCATTCCTTTGCCGGCATTCTGCTCCCATATTTGGGCTGCGGTAAATTCCGTCCCCGCCTTCGTTTCCTTGGCCGTCGATTCGATTGCATCCCCAATGATTACTTCCTCCAGGCCGAATAGGGCAGCGATCAAATCGGCCGAGACGATCCCGCGTTGCGTATATTTGATCCGATCCAGGACTGCGTCCACCTGCTTCAGATGGCTATACGTGATAGCGGAGACCAGCAGCACATTGGGCCGAAGACCTGTATTGCTGCGGATAGTCTCGATGCGAGCCTCGACGTCCGGGATGAATGTATTGTTCGCTCCGGTCACAGTCGAGGCCCAATTCCCTTCCGCGTCCTCCCCGCCGGCCGCCTGCCCGGACCATCCGGTAGCTTTGACTAAAGCCGCGATCCTTTTCTCCTTGCTTAGATCGATCTTGTCAGCGCAGAATTCCACTGCATCCTGCTCTGGCTTCAAAGGCGGCGCTCCGGTAGAGCTGGCAAAGCGGATATCCTCATCCGTCACCTCCTTGGCGAAGGCATATTCCTTTGTAGCCAGATCCAGGAGGTCTATCGGGTATCCGCCCCTTTTGGCCCTCGTGCTTGGCGCCCGAATACCAGCCATATCCACAAACCAGGCTCCCTTCAAATACCGGGCAATTTTGGCCTTAGGATCGCTTGTATCGATGATGGGGAAGACCCGATCACCGACATAAGCTTTGTTGCGGTAGGCCACGCTGATGTTGGGCAACGGTCCCGCGACGATCAATTCTCTCATGATTGGCTCAGCCATTTCTTTTTCCTCCTTTTAAGATATGGGGCAACCAAATCGCCCATGTTTTTTAATGGACCACAGTTCCGAGACTGTAGATGGTCACTGCATCGGCGGCTGTGACCACGACCAGGAATCTTTTGGAATTGTTTTGGGCGATGGTCATCGTGCCGCTCAAAGTCAGCCCGGTGTTGGTCGTCATGGTTATAGTCTCAGCCGCATCCGCGGTATTCCGGATTGTCACCTCAAAAGCATTGCCGGCCTTAGCCTGCTTGATGGCCGCAATCATATCGGCTGCCGTTGGAAATAGATCAGCTCGTGCCCCACCATTGGGATCCCGAAGGATCATTCCCCCGAGAATCTCGGCCGCCGTATAAGTCACATCGCCAACGGTGCTTTTCGTGGTGACTGTCATCTGACTGATCATATTCCCGGTCAGTTTAGGAAATGGCCCGATCAGACGGACGCTGGCTAAATCATCCTCTGCACCAGACGGTTCAACGACCAATGCCCGAGCGTATTCCCAGCCATCTCCGGCATCTTTGCCTTTGCCTGCATCGGTGGCGGAAACGTATTCAGCCTTCAGAATCGTCCCGATCGCCGCGGCTGCGTTCATCTCCAACTTGGAGATTCCGTCTATGCGCACGCTGGCTGCTTCGCCAAGTGCCGGTGCATTCTGCAGGATTCCGTATAGCCCCTCCGTCTCGCTGTCTGGCCTGCGTACGCCCGAGGCCGTCAGAACGACAAATCGGTATTTATCGTTCACCAGGCTCTCGGCAGCGGGTTCACTCACATCCAAAATTCTTTGCTCTGTCGCCATCTTTCTTCCTCCTTTTTATTTTTTAACGCGCCAGCGTTATTTCTTAGTCGGCCTGATTTCCTCCTGGTATTCCCTGGCCAGGTCGGGATTTTCAATCTGGACCTCAGAGAAGGCCTGATTGTATGAGAGATCCTTTTTCTTCTCCATCTTCTCCCGGACAAGTTGATTCAGCTTTTCTCCGGCATTCCCAGAGAAAGCTTCATCCCTCTTGGCTATCTCCCTGAAGTTCACGACTTCTGGCAATTTGGAAAGAAAATTCTTCATCCATTCAAGCCGTGAGGCCTTCTCTTTTTTCTCGTCGAATTCCAACGACTCTTCTCCATCCAAAGAGGTCAGGAATTCCTGTAGTCCCGATTTCATCCATGCCGGGATGATCTTTCCCTCTTTGAGCAACATCTCACAGAAGGATTTAACCTCCCCCGCCCTTCGCTCCTTGGCCTCTCTCTTTTTCTGCTCGGCGAATTCCCGGTCTTTCTCTTCTTTGGCTCTTTTAACCGCCTCGGCCTCCCGCGCTCTCACTTCAGCCTCGCTGAAAGTCTGCGGAGCCGGAGGTTGCAAGTCTCCATCCGGCATGGCATCGACTGCCTTCGTGAAGATTCCTTTTAACCATTCCTTGAAATTCATCTTCATACCTCCTTTTTGCTTTGATTCTGCGGACTCGATCTTTCCCGCCTTCCTTCCGATATATGCGCAAAGCCTTCTGGCATTCTCCTCCCTCAGGCCCTCGCAGCTCATCATGTGCTCCACGCAGCCATCAAACCCTCCCTTAAACGTGTCGTCCTCATTCAGGTGTCGGCATCTCTTCTGCTCAAATTCAATCGTGATCGCCTTTTTCTCGGCTTCAAATTTTATGTCCGCCAATCCCTTAACAGCCGGAGGCATCGCACCCAGAAAGCCGATATGCCGCAGCGTTCCGTCTTGGTATACGGACATCGATCGCTTTTTAAATAATCCCTTTTTCACCATATCCACAAATTCGGGAACGAGGTTTTTGAATTTAGCGTAGAGGAATTGTCCTTCCCGCCTCACGGCCTCCACCCAGCCGAATGCCGGGGCGTTTCCCACGGGATGCCCGATGACAACCGGCGCCTCGTGTTCGGCCGGATTGTATCGAGCCGTGATCTGATCAAGATCTTCTTCGGTCCATTTTTTTATATTGCCCGCGGAATCCGTATGTTCGCCGGTGCGGAAGATCTCGACCCAGCCCTCAAGGCCTTCTCGTAGAGTCGAGTCTCCGACTCGTAGAGTCGAGTCTCCGACTCGTAGAGTCGAGTCTCCGACGCCGTGTTCAAGGGGCACCCAGTCGCCCTTATATTGCTTCCAATTTTCTCCTTCCTTTTTGTATTTATTTTTCACGGCCGCCCAGGCCACGGCGAAACACCTTTCCTCGTCGCCCTTATATTGCTCCCAAGCGGAATTAAAAGCCGCCATCCAGATTTCCTGCGCATGTTCCGGAAGGGCCTTCACCGCGTCGGGCAATTCCTCCTTTTTCGCGTATGGCATAATCTATCCTTTCATTGCGCTCTCAAAGCCCGCCATGAAAATCTCGCGCAAGCGGGATTCCACTCTCTTCAACGCCCGGGTCATGAACGGATTGGGCTTCATGCCTTTGATGCTCCGGCGGATAATCAATTTATCTCCGATTTTAAAGGCCAGGGCTTTTTTTGTCGTGGGCACGACCGGCATTTTATATGGTCCATAGATCCCTGTCCCTCGGTGAACAAAAATCGAATACGGCGCCGTCGATGTCACGACCGCCTTTTTTTCTCCATAGCTCAGATATTTTCTGATTGCATCAGCCAGATTCCCCGTCGCCTTGGGCGCCTCCTCAACGGCTGCCGCCTCCACGGCGCCGGCAGCCCGCAAAAGTCCGGCCTCGATCCCTGCTTCCGCCCGATCTCCAAGTTTAAGGAGATTCTCGGATATTTTTATCTCCGTCTTAATTTCCATCTCGAAAAATCCACTTATGGCACGATTCTTGCCCTGCCCTGAAGCCGACAGCGAAAATAATTTTCCCAGATCCAAAAAAATGCTTGACAAACCCAACCGCTTGGATTATATTATAAGTATAAGAAAAGACGGAGAAAGGAGACGGACAATGACAACGATCGAGCGCAATGGCAAACGGTACGTGCATAATACGATTAGTCCTGGCTATTATGGATTGATCGTGCCTCCCGGATCGCCGCATGACAATACAATCGGGCAAGTTGGAATTCACTGGGTTTACCTGCAATGCGCCCCCGATACTGAGTTGGTCCGTGAGATGCGGGCACTCCTTCGGGCGTTCGCCGCGCTGGAGGCCGAAGAGGCGAAGAAAGCGGAAGAAAAAGTTCTCGCACATCTCAGAAATGAGGACGAGCGGGTTCAAAATCTCCTGAAAAGTGGTATTTGCCCGAAATGTGGCACCTGGTGCTATGGCGATTGCACCGCCTAAACTAAAGATCGAAAGGAGGATGGAGATGGGATGGACAAAAAGATCGTATGATATCCTTTTCGAATGGCCCAATAAATCCAAAAGGCCGACCGTAAAAAATCTTCTGCTGAAAGACGGACTTGTGGATACCGTCGCCCGACTGGAAAAAGCCGAGAATCTTGGGGAGTGGTACCGCATCGTCCAAGAAGCGGTTGCCGCCGTGGGACCAGGAATCGTCGAAGGCTCAGCAAATGAAGCCGAGGTGAGCCTCGCTAAAATGGCCGCCACAATGGGGCGCAAGGGAGGATTAGCCAAAACAAGGCGCAAGGCTGCCGCTGCACGGGAAAATGGACGGCTAGGGGGAAGGCCCAGAAAATTATAATTAAGCGGGCCGGCTTTCATTGCAATCCATGCCTCTCTATATGTTTTTTTAGGATATGGAGTTGGAAGCCGGCTTCAGTTTCAAATTTTCGGAATTGTTCTCCTGAAATTTTTTTCCCGGGATTTTTGGTTATCCAGTCCTTTATCATGGAGTTCCATTTTCCCCTTCTTTTCTGGGTCTCTTCTTTTGTCCATTCTTTGTGTTCCTTGGCCTCTGCCAAACGAATGCGAGCGTCGGCAAGTTTCCCCGATGCTACCTCCATCTCTTTTCGGGCTATTCTCACGGCGTCAGAATGTGGATTATATCCTTCTCCTCCCTCTAACATCTTTTTCTTGTAAATAGTTTCCGCTTTTAGATGTCCCTCATATTTTTCCTTGGCAGAGTTGAAAATCTCCTCAGCCTCGTGACATTTTCGATTTTCCTCCCTCAATGGATCATCTTCCAACTTGCCCTCTTCCCGGAGAGCTGCCATTATCGCCCGATGCTGTTCGTCCGATATTTCACGATACTGAGACGGAGATTGCATTAAAAGGCGGCAGACGCAATTCGGATGAAACGGCGGGACCTCATTGAACACGCCGAATTTTTCAGGATCTTTCGCGGCGGTCAACATCCGCGTTTCCATCCGATCCGCCCGGATTATTTCGCCGTGATGCGGCTTGCAAATATCGCAGGCCCGCTCCCCGCGCGTCACATACACCCGAACATCCGTCCTGCCCTGCACGGCCTGGCGGAGATCTCCGAGCGACCGCATCCGCGAGACAGATGTATCGGTAATCCGGCGGATCTGCCAATCCTCCAGGTTTTTCAGCTCATCCCCAAATTGCGCCCGGAATCCCGCTATATCCTGCTCATTGCCCCGGCCAAACAATCCCGCTCCTTTTTCCAGGTATTGCTCCTTCAAAAATTTCATCGATGAATCCTGCATATCCTGGTTATCGATGAATTTGGAGAGGTAATACCTGTCGATCTTGGTGAGAGCTTCAATGGTTCCGCGATCTACAGCATCAAAGGAGATGGCCACGCCAGGCATCTCTCCAGCCCAGGCGGCCTTGTCGGACAATCTATAAAAGGAATAGATCGGCGAGACGGCTTTGCGCACGGCCTCCTCGGAGATCCCGCTATAAATCGTTTTTAAGATCTTATAGACGCCGGACGTAAACTCCTGCTCCGTCATCCCCGGCGACCGCAAAAGCGCCTCTTGGATTTGCCGCAGGGCGTCTTCTCGCAAACCCCCAAAGGCCGCAGATAGGCGGGAGAAATATTCCGAAACCAGCCGTTGCCTCTGCTGCTCCATCGATACTTCGAGGTCCGCTGAAATCTCGGCGAATTCCGCGAAGCCAAACGGAGTTGCCGGCGCCGGCACCGATACCAATTCTTCCCCCTCCTGCGGCTCGGGGATGCCATAGGTATCGTAAAAATATTTCTTGCTGACGGGCACGCCGATATCTTTCACCAGAGTCTTGTCTCTCTCAGCCAGGGCCTTTAAGTCCTGCGCCGGCTCTGTCCGGACCCAGATCTGGGGATATTTTTGGATGTCTGGAAAATTGTAGTCCACCAGCCACCGTATCACGGATTTGTTCAGGCAGGCACAGAGCGCATCCGCATCGGCCTTGATTATTCCTTGCTCGGCTTCGAAATGAGTCTCTGCCGCCGCATAGGCGCCGCCCGTCTTTCCGATTTCGGTAGTCAAGGTGCCGCCCAGGACGGCTTTGGAAATCTCCGCATTCATAAAATTGCACAGCGTTTCATAGGTGTTGATCGTCCCGGATCGCGTCGCCTCCAGCAGGTTGATCGCCATATTCTCCGGGATAATGACTCCGGTCTCCTGATGGATCGCGTTAATGGCATCGAGTAATTTATCCTGATCCTCTTTGAGCGCTCCGGGGGGATATTTTCCTATGCCCGTAGGGCCGCCGAATTTCTCTGCGAACATCACCCAGAATTTGATCCCATTTTTCTTGAACCATACCGGCCACCACAATCTTTGTCCCAGGCCTTCACCGTACGGATTGTCCGCAGAGCCATAGGTGAATTGAATAAATTTCCGATCCGTCACTGGCTCTCCGTCGAATATACTCTGGCGGGTAAGAAGCCTTAATTCCCTTTCGGGGCTGAAAATGAAACGCCTCTGATGCTTATCCAAGAATCGATCGATCCAGATATCTCCTTCGGAGAGTTGCCACATTATTTCCGACACCGCATAACCGTAAAGAATGGCCGACAATAATTTCTCTCGCCCGAGGTCAAAATTGGTAGCCAGCAGAACTTCTTTTACGGAATCGGCGATCTTCATGTCCCTGGATTCTTCAGTTGCGGGGATGACCTCCCATTCTTTTCCCACCACAGTCCGGTATCGTTTGTCGAGCACGCCGCCGGCGTGCGTGTCGCGTTTCACTTCGTCATATAATTTGATCCCTTTGCCGGCAGCCTCCGAGCGCAATACCGGATCGGGATTCTCCAGGCGATTGATCCATCCGGCGAAGATGTCGATATCCTTCGCCGTCGTGGCAATCTCGTTGATCTCCGGCTTCTTCTTTGCCTTTTTCGCGTTCATCAAATATATCCGCTCATCTCGGCGTGAGCCCGCCTTACGCCCGTGCTCCGAAATTCGATCTTTGTTGCCGGAGTGCTTGCCGCCTGCATGGCCAGCGCCTTCGCCCAAAAATGATCCGCGTGCCCCGTCTCCTCTGTCTTATCCGCGTCGAAGCGGAAATGTCCGGTCGAGGTCTCATATCTTTTCACGGAATGAAGCGAATTGCGGATCTTCAGGCTGACCGGAATCCGCGACTTCATGTCCTCGAAATCCTGCTTCAGGCCCGTTGCCAGGGCTTCCTTGTTGGCCGCCGTGAAGTCGATGCCCTCGACCCTGCCCTCCCCGAATTTCTCCCGGGCCTCCTCGGCCATCTGCATGCCCAGGCCCGTCTGATCGATGCAGGCCCGGCGCATCTTCGGGTGGCTCAAAAAGCTGAAAAGGATGTATTTTTGGATGAAAAAGGGCTGTTTTATAAGCTCGATCGCGGCCCTGGTCCAGGCCACGCCGTCCTTTTGCTCGTCCAGCCAGATGACCGTAAGATCGCGCCTCCGCCCGATATCCATTCCCGTGTAAAGGACCCCCTCGAAGCCCGGGAGGCTGGTCAGTCCGCGCAATTCTCCCCACGGGGGGTCTGTCTTGGTGCGCAGATAGACTTTATAGGCCTCCTTGGCCATTTGGCTAAGCGACAAGGCCCATTCCGGCGACTCCTCGGCCTGCTCCGCTTCCACGGAGGCGATCAGGTCGTAGGTGAGGAATGCGGTGGCCTCGTCCAAAAATTCAACCTCGTATTCCTGCGCCCATCCCTCATCATCGCCGAAGCCCTTTTTTAGGTCCTCGATCGTCGATTGATGTCCTTCCTCATCCCGGAGGATCAATCCCTCCTTCACCGCTAATTGGATCGGCACTACGTGCTTGGCGTATCCATTGTCGGCCGTGCATAATTCATAAAATTTATTTTTCTTGCCGAAGGGGGTTGATATGACGCGAACCTTGTATCCCCTGGTAATGGTGGGGTAAAGCGCCCGCCAGATCGCCCGGCTGTCCTTGTGTAGGGCGAACTCGTCCAGGAGAATGTTAGCGGACCAGCCCCGGGCCGTGTCCGGATTCGCCGGGAGGCCGATTATCCGGGAGCCATTGGGAAAGACGATTTCCAACATTTTATATTCGGCCTCCTCGCCCTTAAAGAGGCCCTCGATCTCCTCGACGGCCGCCCCGATCGCCTTGGCATGGATCTTAGCCTGGGCGATCAGCTCTTTCGACTGTCTTTCGCCGCGCGACAGGCAGACCCACTTCGTCACTCTCTCGTAGCAATCTAATACGGCCTCAAGCGTGGCCGCAAAAGTCTTTCCACCCTGCCGCGTCACCCTGCCGACCTTGAAACGGCTGCGATCCTCTACCCAACGCCGCTGGTAGGCGGTTAATGGGATGAGGGGATCTTTCCTATTTCCCCGTGATGCCATAAATTTCTTCTTTGATGATTTGCATGGCCTCCGGCTTCAGGCCTTTGGCTTTGCCGCGTTCCTCGATATTCTCGACGGCCTGGCGCGCCTTTTCCTTGACCTCCGCCCGCCACCTTTCCTGCGTTATCTCGCTCCGATTCAGATCCGCGACCATCCGGCCCAGGGCCGCCAAATTAAGATCACCGGCATCATTCATATCCATCAACGTGTTAAAGGCCTTCTCTTGGCACAGGCGGGTCAATGCTTTGCCCATCCGCCCCGGGTCATCATCCACAGCTTCGGAAATTGCTCGGGCTTGGTCCGTGGCCGCCTTAATGGCCGTCAGCCGGGCTTCGAATTTCTGCCCGTACCGATGGGCCGCCGACCGGGATATCTCAACCCCTTTTTTCTTAAGCCAGGCCGCCAAACCCGCATAGTCGGAAAATCTGCCCGCAACCAACCGCTTATCAAGCTCCGCCCGGATCTCCGACGGCAATTGTGAAATAGTAGACCTGGCCGGCATCACCAATCCTTCGGGCGCGCGATGCCCGGATGGCACTCAATCGTGCCTTCCACCAAATCGATGCCCACCCGATTAATTTTGGCGAACCAGATTGGCCGATTTCGCTCGATGGCAATTAAATCACGCTCCTGTAGATAATCCATCGCCCGGCGAATTTCTGTCTCCGTCACATCGGGTATCACCGGTTCCACGGCATTGCGGATGATCGTTTCTGACACGCCGATCTCCTGGCCCGCATAAAGAGTCCGCAAAACCAACCAGCGTAGCTCTTCCCTTTTCGCACGATTGAGGTTGGGAATCATTCGCCAAACCCTCCGGGATTTTCATGGGCCGCGATCAGATCGCGGAGCCGGTCCAACTTCGCATTGATGGTTACTTCCTCGCGGATAAAATCTTCTCGGCGCACGTAGGAAAGGGGCAAATCCGCGCAGAGCTTCAACACCTGTTTTTCAAGATCATGCTGCTTTTCGCCAATCGCGGATATTTTTTCCTCCTGCCCGATAAGGCGTTTTTCCAATCCCCTAATCCCGGCCGATATTGTCCATCTGGCCGTAGCAATGATTACCAAACTCCACCCAGCAATGACCCCGATGAGCCAACTAAAATGAGTCCAAGTCAGGCAACCATCCATCAGATATTCCTCTTGTGGCATTTAAAGCAGGCTTGGCTTATCTTTTTTGAGTATTTCCCTTCTTCGAGCACGTAGATCTGGGGAGTCCCATCCGGCCCCCAAAAGAAAAATGCCCTGATGATGTCCGTGGAAGGATCGATTATCAGAAGCACGGCCTTGATCTCGGCCGTCTGCTCCGGGTTGGATTTAATGATCTGCAGATAACCATCGGGGCGTATAAGGATGCTTTTCCCGGGCCAGTCCTCAAAAAATAATTTCTCTGCGGGCTGGCCAAAAAGCAAGACGGGCATCAGAAAGAGACCGACCATTAGAAGATAAGCTTTTTTCATTTTGTTTCTTTTTTCGCTTGCATCATATCTTGCGTCTTATAAAAGCTTCCCAGGCTGGAGCCAAAAAAATATCCCACGACCATCCCGGCGTCCGTGGCCAAGGAGCCCACCAGAAGCGATAACATGGGATCGCTCGCGAGGGTTTTGCCGTAAATATATTGCAGAATCAGCATGCCTAAAATTATCCCTAAAAATCCGCCAATGATAACCCAGGCGAGAATATAAACATGAATGTTGAGTTTCCCGGTCGCCTTAGTAACTTCTATTTCTCTTCCTCTGGCGGATTGGACATCGGCCAAAAATGCCCTTGTCTCGTCAACATCTAATTTGCGAAACTCAATTTTAAACTCAAGCTCGGCCATCGCCAATTTGGCTGCTGCTTGAGGATCTTGTTGGATCGCCTCGGCCAGGATCTTTGGATCATCACTCTCCACGCCGAAGAATTTTTTAAGAACGTTCCCCGCAAGGCTTCCGACCGCTCCGCCGCCTGGTCCTCCGATCATAGTCCCTAAAGCAGTCCCTATAAAAGGAGCCTTATCGGCGATGAATTTGAAGGCATCTTTGCCCATCTGCTGTAAGTCCATTAAATTGCCTCCCCTTACAGTTTCATCCAAAGATCTTGTCGGAATTTTTCCAGGCTAAACATCTTTCCCGGGCAGCCTTTTGGCGCATAATCTCGATGCCCGACAATATTGACCAAAGGGATGTCGAGGGATTTGACAAGACCGCTCACCAACTGGAGGCCTTTCTCCCATTGCCCATCTGGGACCGGGGCTAAATCAAAATTCCCGACGAAGCAGATCCCGATGGCTTTGTGATTCATGCCGACACAATGCGCACCTGCCTGACCCAGATCGCGGCCGACCAATATTTCATACTCATCGTTGATGAGCTCGATGCCGAAATGATAGCCAATATCGATCATCGGCTTGGACCTGTATGGAGAATCAGGATGGAGGCCTTTATGCCAGCGCCGAATGGCCTGCCAGGAAACGGTGCTTCCATCCTCGGTGAGGGAATGGTGCAGCATGACATAAAACCAACGATCACTCATTTTTCCTGCTCAAAATAAAAAAGGCCCGTGTTCTATGGAGCCGAACTTCCGACCCCCTGAGCACGGGCCTTTACTTCATCCCGGATAACGCCGCAATTGTTATCAGCAATTCTACCAAAAAAGCAAAATCTTTGCAATAGCGATTTTTGACAAATAAAAAAACCGGCCGAAGCCGGGTTTGAATCCCATTTTGGGATCTTAAATCAGTTTCTCAGCGTGCACGATCGCGTATCCTGTTTATCTTCGGGAATCAGCAGAAGGTTATCCTCGGGATTTTCGTTCTCCTTAAAATATAAAATGGCTTCCTCAAAATTCATGATTTTTCTCTCTTAGACAATTTTCGGCCTCTCTCGCGCGATAAACTGTCGGAATAGGGCGCTCCATGAGGCAGCGATATATGATCCTCCGGGAAAGGTCCGCAGTAATTCGAGCAACGCATCACCTGTCTGCGATCAATACATCTCAGCATGGCACTCGCCTTAACAAGCCGCCACTGGCAACTATCACATGCCCGTTTTATAAGACTCATCTTCCTTCAGAATTGCATTCACGATCTTGTCGATCTCGGAATCCGTGGGCTTGATGATGATCTCATCATTCGTATCTTCCACGGTGACCCCGATCTTTTTCAGGTCCGCTGCCGGAAGCTGCGCCAGCGCTGATTTAAGCGGATATTCCTCGACTTTGATCAGCACGTCCAGCTGATCTGGGAAATGCTTTTTGATCAACTTGATGACCTGTTCGTCATTTTCCCAGATTATCTTTCCTTTGGCTTTCTGATACCCAAGTCTTATCCCGTGAAAAATCTGCGTCTTGGGCTTTTGAAATAAGTCCGCACTCTCGCCAATCATGTCTCGCAGCTTGCCTTGGACCTTGGCCGCGCTCTCCGCCGCCCTGCGGATCCCGGGCAGTTCTTTTTTCTTCATAGTCGAGAGTAAAAATTCCAGCTCATTGACCCGGTCTTTCAAAATATCGCGCACCCTGGCCAGATCCCCCGCCTTCCCCTCAATCTCCCTCATTGTAGCCATTTATTGCCCTCCTATCGATTCTCTCCGCAAACCAAGGCGGACATATATTATATTTTGATCCGCAATTCGCGCATTTTACATTTATGGATAATCCGCCCCTGGGTCCCCTTAAAAAATCATGCGAGCCACAATCCGGGCAGGTTAATCCTCCTTCCTTAAACATTTTTCTTGCCAATTTTCCTATCTTTATCGCTTTCATACCTCCCCATCCTTTATGGTGCTCTGTCTGCCAAATTCCATCCTCAACTGCTCCACGATCTCCCACAGCGAGCATTTTCGCAATCTGGATTCCGCCGTCAATGATGCCATTGCATAGGAGTGATAATATTTGCAGGCCCGCTGGACTTCCTCTTCCGTAACCGGCGTATAATATCCCGACGGCCCGGACGCGATCGGGATTCCGTGCTCCATCATCAAATGTTTGATCGCGCGCCGGATCTTCCGCTCGCAAAAGCCATCGAGTAATCCCACAAGATCCAACCGAGAAATGGCATTCGCCGCTCCTCGCCTGCCTCCGAGCAGCTCTATCAAATTTTTTTCCAGATCTGTCAGCTGGATATCAATCATTTTCCTCGGCCATCTTATTTGACCCTTCTAATCGATAGCGCCAGCAGCCGCTGAAATGGCGTCAACTCATAGATTCTGGGCTTCCTGCTAAATAACGCGCTTAGGGCTTCAGCCAATCTTGTCCAGCAACTCCCGGACTTTTCCCGGGATGTCTGCAACTGCTTCCATCCGATCTCCCACCTTTGCAACGGATTCTCTTTCCCTGAACTTCCTTTCATCTTCTTTGCTCCTCTCTTTCGATTCTTCCTCGGCAATACCGAGGGCTACTTTTTTAAGATAATTATGATTGCTTAAAGGTGTCCTCATCTGCTGATTGCAGACCGTGTGCATGGCCTGGAGAAGCCCCTCCTGGCTGATTTCGTAAGTCCTCTTATGGTAGGAAAATCTTCGCGCCTTCCACATCTCCAGGATCTCCTGGAGCAGCCGCAGCAACTTCCTGCTCTTGAGGGGAGACCCGACCCGGAAGAGCTCGCAATATTCAAAAATCAATCGACCGTGCTGCCCGAATTCCGGCAACATCTTTATCGCCTGGACAAGGGCCTGATCTTTCAAATAATCCTCAAGTTTAAAAGATTCACCGCAAGCGGGGCATCTAATATTCATCTTTTAATCGGTCCCGCCGATTTTCTTCCAGACTTCCTCACGTTCCCTGGCTGCCTGCCGAAGTGAGATGATCAGCAATATCGCGCTCACTCCCAGGGTCGCTATAGTGATCAATTTCCACCACATCTTTGTCTCCTTTCTTTTTGAAAAGACCTCCTAAATCCCCGGTACATTGATAGCACCTGCAAAACGATTCTAGTCCTCTTTCTTCCGTTAATTTCTTCGCACAAATCGTATCCGCCATCACCTTCCGCCTTCTGCTATTTGCCTTTTGTCTTTTCCTTCTGCTTGTGGCAACGCAAACCTGTGCCCCGCCTCACAAACCAGATCGCATAATCCCGGCATGCTATACCCCTTGGCCGAAAATACGGGCTCCTGCCATAATCTCTTACCGCATGGTCCGTTCCCTTTTCCCGGGCAAATCCCCCTTTTTAGCGCTTCCAGGGGCACCGGTTCAGGGTCCCGATAATATTTTTTAAGATGTTTGTGTTCCCTTTTGCGCGGCCCCAGGCCCATGTGATGGGCCGCGTCAACGATGTGCCTGTACGTCACATCAAGTATATTCATAAGCCGATTCACTCCATCCGGCTCATGATAATGCTCGCGGATTAAATCTCTTTCCTCTTCCGTAAACCTATGCCGTGCCACCTTTCCTGTTCCTCTTTCATTCGCTGGAGTTCTTTGGGAAAGCAATCATCACAAAGCCCGGAGGTTATAGATTTATCTTCAAAGGGCTCCTTTTCGCCCATGATTTTCTTGCATCGATAGCACATCCGGATCATCTTTTTATCTCCGAAAAATCTTCCTGATAAATTGAATCATTTCCCTTACCTATGATGGTTTGGTCGTCTCGGTTCCTTGCAGGGCCTCAGCCGCGAGATTTATTGCCATACAATTTCCCGGTCTCTTATCTTCTTCAATCCCTCAATCACTTTAGAGGCCTCTTCCTTCGTCAACTGCTCCGGGATGTCTTTCACCGTCATTTTCTGGATGAATCCATACAGCCGCCGCGGAATCCATCCGAGGTCTTCCATGAGATGATAAATAATCTTCCGCTGCGCTTCCGAGGCCAGGATTGAAAGATCCGGCCGCCGTGGCTTTTTCTTCTTCTTGAACCCCAACTCCCGAAAAACCTGCATGACTCGTTCCATCCCCAGGTCATCCAGGTATTTGGATGATTCCGTGTATCCGTATGTCTTGAGGATGGTTCTATATTCATCCTCCGACAGACCTAACTTCGCCTTGGCCACATGGATCAGCGAAATTTGTTTTTTATTGATCATACAAATAGGGCCTCTTCGCCCCGATACCTTTGATCAATGTCCATTCGACGCCAGGACCTCCACGAGCGGAAGACACGATAATTCCCTGCCGCCGTAGCGCTTTTGTAAACCATTTGACATTCTCGGCCGAAGCGCCGGTCAGCACCCGGAGATCCCTCCGGGTAAAAATTTTCTTATACCGGATGACCTTCCACATCCGGTCGAGGACGGTATTTTCGCGCATCTTCGGCGCAATCCTGGCCGCCAGGGCCTTGCGATCCGCCAGCCGATAAATGATTTTCATCTCCGGCCGCCCCCTGGCATTTTTAAATTTTGAGTTTTGAATTTTGAATATTCCTTTAATGATTCCTTCCCTGCGCATTCTTTCCAGGACTCGCCGGCATTCTATGCGGTCGATCCCTGTTTCTCCCGCGATCTGCATCAGAGAAAAAAAACCATTCCGCTTAATTGCCGCCTTTCCAATGATCTTAAATTTCTCCATTATTTAAAATCCTTCGCCCCCACACTCTTGGCCCTGTTGGCCGCCGCGACTTTTTCTGCGCGGTGAATCAGGGCGATAATCTTCCGGATCGTTCCGCCGCTCTCGAAGGCGATATGATCGACGGCATCCGCCAGAAATTCGACATCCGAAAGCTCCTTGCACATAAGCTGGACATCCTCATGATCCAGCTTTTCGAACTTCACCACCTCGACGAAGCGGTCGTAGAGGTGTGTGTATCGCATCAGTTTCTTGTCGGCCTGGCCCATGCCGATGAAAACCATCGGGCAATGAGCGATATCGTGCAAATCTCTCAGCGTCTCGATAACCTTGGAATCGGAGGTAAAATAATCCACCTCGTCCAAAATAATCGTACGCGGCCGGCTGCCCAGAAGATTCACGGCCTGGTTGAAGAGCTCCTTGGTTCTCCAGGCGGGAGAAGCCCCCAACTCCTCCACAATCTCCTCTAAAAGCCAGCGGCCCGACATGAGCTTTTTCGTCCGAATCATAATCGCCGAATTATTGGCCGCATAGTGTAGGGCCGTCTCTGTCTTTCCAAGGCCAGGATCAGAAAAGACCAGCGCCATCCGCTCCACGCCCTTCAACCTATGGTTGATATGCTCGACCGCGCCGCGAAATCGCCGTACATTTTTTGTCTGGACGAACTTATCTTTCATGTATTGCCTCCTCTCCCTCCGCAATTCTCAGGTCTCAATGATCTGATGTGCGCCAGCCGGCTTTGGCCATCCTGCGAACCATAGATGGCGTTGTATTCGAGGGTTACTTTGTAATCCTCAATCCATGATCTGTCCGCTTCCGTCAGCATTGCGGGATGCTGCCTTTCATACCATTCGAGTCTCGACGGCGAATCCGGCTGCCACGGCCCCGAAAGCGGCGACCTCGAGCCGGTTTCTTCACCTATTTCTCCCTCGCCCCTTGCGGAACTGGACTCCTTTATTCCTCCCTCGCCCCTTGCGGAACTGGACTCCTTTATTCCTCCCTCGCCCCTTGCGGGAGAGGGCCGGGGTGAGGGGACCTGCATTTCCTCGCCCTCGAGGAAGGGCGACGGATTCAGCGCTGGCGGATGCATCTCCGTCTGGGCCTTTTCAATAGCCCCCACCACATCTGGGATCTGCGCGACGATCTCGCGCATGGGCAGGACGGCGTCGATCTTATCTCCAATCATCCTGGCGACTTTGATGGTCTCTCGCCTAAGAGACCGTTTCCTGGTCATTTCGCGTTTTAAAATTTCCATGTCGTGGGGATCCCCGTCCTCGCAGATCATGGGATGTACGGGAGTCACGGGCCTGGCCGCACCAAGAAATTCACCCTTGCTCGTAAAGACGTAGATCTGACTCAGGTCGGAAAAAGAGTACCGTATGGTAACGCGATCTCGGAGGCCGTAAAGTGAATCGTCATACCAGTGCCGCCCGAGGAATGTGACCCCGTTGCGGTGGATGGTCCGGATTTCCATCGCCATCATTAAATAATGCAGATCGGCCAGGTCAATCTCCGACCCAACGACGCCACGACTCAATGACCCAAAGACTTCTCTGGGTGTCTTCCCTTTCAATCCCCGTGATGGCTGATCGATGTAAAATTCGCGCCATTTGGCCATCATCTCCATCGCCTCCGGGATGGTCGGGACCCAATCGTTATGGATACGCCGCATAAGTTTCTCGTTGCGTTTCATATATGCCGGCTTATCCTCGATCGATGAGCCGACGAAAGATGGAATCATCCGCTCAAACCAATCCGTAAAAGTCCTGAAAAACCGCTCCACGGGCTTGGATTGGGCATTGTAGGGCATGGCGAAATGCGTCCGGATGCCCAGCCGGGCATACATTCCGAATAACCCAGCCTCCTCGAGGTCGATTTTGGAATTAAAAACCTTGGCTTTGAAGGCTTTTCCGTTGTCGATTAGAACCCACTTGGGCATCTTGCCGAGGGTAATAATGGCCATTCGGAGGGCCGAAGATATACATTGTACATTCTCCTGTAGCATGATCTCCCAACCGACAGGATATGATGACCGCCAATCCCAAAAGAGGATCATCGCGGGGCGGCACGGTTTGCCCGTGAAGGGATTGATCGCGTTGAAATTCAACCGATGGCCATCGGCCACCAGGCCCTCGCCCACCTCCAAGAGTTCGCGGTCCCGCTCGATGTATGGAGTTACTTGATCGTTCAGGGCCTTCTCGCCCTCGCGGAACAAAATCCATTTGTCGAAATGATTTTTTTTGAATCCCTCCACCCATCGGCGTAGGGTAGAATCGCTCGAGGGCGAATCGATCTTCCTTTTCTCTAAGAGATATTTCATCATCCGGATCGCCGAGCCGACCTTAATTTTGTTTTGATTCAGGACCAACGAGAGGAGGATATTCTTTTCGTCTTCTGTGATCCGGCAGGACTCTGCCGCTCCATACCGCGGCGCTAAGGCTTGAATGCCGCCATGATTCATGGCGCCCATCCATTCATATAATGTGGCCCGGGATATTTCCCCAATTTTGGAAAAAATGGCAGGCAAAAGAAGGCCGGAATTGTAGGCATTAAGAAACCGTTGAATCTTTTCGGTCCGATCCCGGCCATTCTCGGCTAAATTCAGCTCTAACTGGCGCAGCAAATCGGCCCGCAAATTCCCAACCCGCATATTTTTCTCGCTGATAACTTCAATTTTAGGCCCAATGATAGGCAATTCCCGGCCCTCCGTCTCCGACCCAATAACCCGACGACTCAACGACTCAACGACTTCCATTCCTCCCTTGCCTTTCTCGATTTCTTCTTTATCTGGTTCCCTGATCTCCTGTCGGAGACTCGACTCTACGAGATCCCCTGATTTCCCGATCCCCTGATCCCCTGATTCCCTGCTCTCCTGATCTCCCGATATCCTGATCAGTAATTTCTTCCCACCCATCCCCCCGCCTTTCTCCGATGAGATATAATGGCCCTCGATCTTCCCCCGCCTGAACATCCGCCGAATTGTGCATGGCGCCCTTTTTAAAATCCTCGCCGCCGTCTCCACATCAACTTCCCCTTGACTTTTTCCGTCGCCTTGTATTATGGTTCCATTCATGTCCGGCTGCCCCCTTAACAACTTCGGCCCCTGCAGAAAGGACGAATGCGCTTTCTTTTTTCCCTATCCTGGGGGCCTTAATTCTTGCCTTTTTTATCTGAACTATGTTTCGTCTCTTGACAATTCCTGTCAGATCCTAGAAGCTCTCCTGCGATCCGTAAAGTCTCCTTTTTCAAGAGACGTTTCCTCGCCAGTTCCCGACGAAGAATCTGAATGCCTGGGATCTCTTCGCGAATGGGTCGAGGAGCTTCACAAGAAGATTGAGGAATATCGCCGCCGGCTAAAGGATATCTCATAAGCACCTCCGTCCATGTTTTTTCTCTGCCCTATCCAATGCCCGCAGGCCCGCCATCGACACCGGCGCCCCGGGATAGAGTTGATTCCATTCTTCCACCATTTTCTTTTTTCCTTTGCGCCCCCGGGCCTCCCTAAACCACCAGAGTTTATGCATCGCCCTGGCCGCCATCTTCATTTGCTCAATTTTTCGTCTTTCCCGCCTCATTTCCCACCTTTCTTGTTTCCCTGATCTCCTGATATCCTGATATCCTGATCCTTTGATCTCCTGATCCCCTGATCCCCTGATCTCCCGACATTCTCATCTATCCATCTCCCTCAAAAACAATTTCCTTTTTGCCCTTTCCCCCTGCAGCCTCCGGATCTCTTCCTCGATCTGCCCGATCTCCGCCCGCAAAGCCTCTGGCCCCGGAAGCGCAAAAAGTCCGGCCTTCCGCGACAGGACCTCAAAGGTCCGCCTTTGTCGTCCAGTGGCAATCACAAATGCAGGCAAAAGTTTTAAGGGAAAGTTATAGTCGGAGTGGGATTCAGAGGTCCAGTTGTACAGCATTGATGCTGTAACTTCGCGCCCGATCAATTCGGAGATCCGGGCAGCCACCTCGTAACGAGATATCCCCCGGCCCGCCCCGTCACAAGCCGCCTTGAGATCCTCAGAAATGGCTGCCCGCAACTCCGAATCGATATCCAGGCTTCCCATCGGTTGGCTCTGGGATTGGGACCTGATATATTCAAAGAGGTTAAGTTGGTTTGTCTGCGAATCTTTTTTCCGTTTTGTCATTGACGGGGCAAAAAAAATCAGTTAAATTTATCCTGGTTCATTTTATGAACCTATGTTCTTTTCTGCCGGAGGATCTATGGAAAAATCAGATGCGCTCATTGCTTCTATTCTTACCTTGGTGGCGGCATTAATTCAGCTCACCAACGCCACCCGTGGCAAGGCAACGACCTCGGATGGCGTCGGTGAGGCCTTTTCGCTTTACACTAAGATTTTTGCTCGGTTGAAGAAGGATATTCCCAGGTCATAAAGTCCAGGAGGTACCCCTTGGTAAAGTCCAGGACCTCGAGGGCGTCGTTAATCGCCATCTCCTTCAGCAGAGGAAGAATCTCCTCGGCCTTTTTGGTTTTTTCCGCATCGGACAAAGGTTCTTTTTCCTTGGGCAT